GAGAGGAATCTTATTAACCTTTGTGGTTCTAGCTATTATCAAGTCTCTAGCCCACTGATTTGGAGTCTGTTGAGTAGGAAAAGTAGGAAACGCTCCAGACCCAAAGCTCTCGATTATATTAGTTTTATAAGCCATCATAGCCCTCCTCTAAAGTGCTAATAATTTCGGGCCTACCTACAGGCTCGGAAGTTTGAGTAAGGGGAGTATCCTGTACATCTGCTGAATCACGAAGGAGTTTAGCAGCACAAGTGAGATGGTACACTCCATAAATCTCAAAGCTATCCTCTTGCACCTCTATAATCTCATAGCGTTGGTTCTGAAAACGAGGCTGAAGAACATCCCCAGGCTTTAATTGACCCCTAATTCTCTGCTCCATATAAGTTTTATTAAAGATAAAAATCTGATCATTGGTTAGCTCGATTCCAAACTGGCTTAAGTTTTCTTCTAATACTTTAGGCTCATAGTGACCGTAAACTAAAACAGGGTCCTTAGCTATAGGCTTATTCCTAGCTTCCATATAGACTTCATCGTACTGGCTTTCTCCCTGCAAATATGCGTAGTATAGTATCTCTGATCCTGAAATCTTAATCATCTCATCATCTACTAAGTTAAATAAATTAATATCTGGATTAGCAGGATCAAAGAAGTTTAATTGACCCGTGGAGTCCTCTAACTGAGGTAGGGGGGGAGGAGAAACCCCTACTTTGAAGTTCTTTTTAGGCATTAGTATGTTGAGAATCTAGCAGGTTCTTCGAACTCATTTATTAATCTTTCAAGCAGTTTATCTTTTTCTTCCTGGCTTTCTTTTATTAAAAGATCACCATTTAGTTTAGCTCCACCACCTGGAGAAGGTACGGTTTGATACTTACCTCTGATCTGACCCAAGGTTCCCTTTGCACAAGCAAGAGCGTACTGTTGAATCCAGTTTCTATATGCGGGGTGTAAGGTGTTAGAGTTAAGTCCTCTATAGATAATGATAACAGTTTGATCGTTGTTTACAGGCTTAGGAGTAATGTGTAAGAAGTTATTATCTAACACAGAAAATGCTCCTTCTTGTCCAAGAATCTTTCTCATCATCTCTAAGTTCTGTTGGAGCAGGTAAAAATCTCCTACTCCAAAGTTTTGAAAGAGATAATTGTCTTGAAAGTATTTAATGAAAAAGTCAAATTCTAGGGTTCCTGCTGACTGTTGAATAGAAAGCAGGGTCTTTTTGTATACCACATACTCTAAATTGTTTAGAATATAGGGAGGGATTTCGTAGGTACTTACCCCCGCAGTAGTATTAAAAGTAACAAACTGAGTAGAGAAGAGGGGAGCATGATTGTACATCGTCCCAACAGCCTCATCAATACAGGTCTTTAGCTGGTAAGGAGTAAGCTCTACTCTCACAACAGGATGCCCCAACCTAGCTAAAATATAATCCTTTAAAGTTTCATCAAAATGAGACCATTCCACTCCATCAACCAGAGTAGTAGCATTAAGCTTTTCATAGTTAATTTCTCCATGCGTTTTGGAAGCATCATTAATATTCTGTCCTGCATAGTCGGCAAAACTATTACCCCACGCTGCTAATTTTGGTTTTACTGGCATTATTAATATCCTCTACTCAGTATATAGGTAAAAAAGAAGAGCCAAGGAATTAAATTCCTTGGCTCTTGTTAATTAAATAATGATTATCAGTATGATATCATTAGCCGATGAGGTTAGAACCATCACCGAACGCTGCACCAGTAGTCTGGATGGTTTTGACTCCAGGCTGGTACATGAAGTTAGCAGTAGTACCAACAATCCTAATGATCCGATAGAATCTAGACTCAGGAGTAACCGCAGCCTTACCGTAACGAGTCAGGATACCCTTTCTCGGCTGGAAGGTCTCGGGATCCGTGATGGTCGGCAGTTGCTGGAGAGGAATGTACGGAGAGTACACATAACCAGCATCCATAGGACCAGAACCCTTATAACCAATCATCATTTCGTCCTCAGGGTACATAGGATCAATATACAGATCGTACTTACCTGCGAACTTACCTTTATACTGAATAGAGTTAGCAGTAATATTGGTAGGACGGTCAGCAGCAGCCATGCCTCCTTCTAATTTCGCAGCAGACTCAAGCATCGAAGCGACAATGGGGGAAGTGATAATCCAAGTCCCTGGACCACGGAAAGTAGTCTTATAAATGTCGTTTGAAGCAAAGTTGATTGCCGCAAGAAGGTTAGCATACACTTGACCCACATGCTGTGGAGCGAAAGCCGATCCACGGAACGACCCAGCTAAGTCCACAAGGTAGACATTGCTGTTAGTACCAGAGGGGTTAAACAGACCAGCGTTAGCGAAGTCGTACAGATACTCCGTAGGAGTAAAGGTATCAGTGTTTCCACCACTCTGTCCAGCACCTGGAGCCGTAGGGGTGTTGAGACCCGTACCTCCAAAGCTGTTGGAGTTACCCATGTCAAGAGATGCACGGTTCCAACCAGTAAGACCAGAAGGGTCGTAAGCAATCATGCGAAGATCTTCAATGAGTTCACGGTCGATTTCCAAGGTAAGTTCCTTAGAAAGAAGATCCGTAAGTTCACCTTCAAGATCAAGGTTATGATATGCACGAAGATCCTGAGCCGCTTCAAGAGTCCATAAGGCTCTCATCTTGCGGGTACGAGCAACAACGGGCTGTTGCTCGATGTGCATGTTCATTTCAGGAATTTGGTTCCCAGTGAGAGCTTCACCAGCGGAGACGGCATAACCAAGAATGGTCGAAGCATCAGGCCAAGCAGCGATCTGACCACCCATCGTGGTAGACGGGGCACCAGTTGTATCATTAAAGACACTACTGAAGAATTGGCCGTTTCCATCAGCACCAGTAACAGTTAGGTTAGCACCACCAAAGTTGGCACTAGCCGTGTTACCACCGTAGGTCAGACGGTACTTGTTGTAGATGGTTTCGGTACGACCCCATGCTCCAGCAACCCTATCTGCACCCAGATAGAAAATTTGAGAGACAGGGCCACCCATAGGCTGGACCCCTACAATGCTGTTAGCAATGAGTTGTGGATAAACTCGACGGACGAGAGGGAATGCAAACTTTTGGAAAGTACCAAGCTTACCAACCGTAGTCGGAGCATCAGCTTCATCAATTCTATCATTCTTTTCAGCAATAATAGATTTGGCTTGGTTTTCAAGCAATTGAGCCGTTACCTTCTTGGTATAATCGTTTTTAATCCCCTCAAGTACGGGTTCCCACTTAGTTAATAGTTCAGAATTATCTTCTAACATAGTATTTTTCCTTACTTAAGATTTGGATTGAGGCATGAACTTCATAACCTCGGGGGTTAAGAGGTCATTAATATCCTGAGCTTCAGGTATATTTGCCTCCCTTTTGTCAACATCTTCTGCGATGATAACTGCTCTTTCGGAAGACTTAAAGGGCTTTTCCTTAGATTCCTCTAATACATCGACTGCCTCCAGGAGGGTAGCCCTATCTTCTTCAAGCTTGTCAATTTTTTGAGTAAGAGCTTTAACTGAAGTCTCCATCTTCTCGGTTTCCTCAAATGATTTTCTGAGTTCTTCCGTTAAAATGGTCACTTCTGCTGCAAACTCTTCCTGCTCTTGGACGAGATCCGAAATTGCGTTATCTTCGTCATCCTTCTTCAACTCCAAAGCCATAAGCGTTTTCACTGATTCAAAAAGAGAGGCATTTCTAACTGTCTCATCTTCTTCATGAAGCTCTCTCAAAGCTTGGTTTTTTAATTCATCAACTCTAGAACGCATAAAACCCTTAACCTTAGCTTCTAACTCAAGGATTTTTTCGTCCACCTGTTCGCTGATGACATTGTTCACTAGTGTAGCAATCTCAGTAATAGCAGCCTCAGATAAGCCTTCTGGGAGCAACTCTGCGATTGGCAATGTTTGTTCTTTCTTAGTATCTTTCATTTAAATAAACTCCGGTTCTTAAGTATCTATATAAGATCTATAGATGTTTTTAAAAATTTTTATTTTTTGCTTAGTTTATTTCCAAGCATTGTAATAAAGATTTTTTCTGATAAGGCTTTATCGTAAGCGGTTCTTACTGTATCCTCAATAAATTTTGAATCTTTTCCCTCATTTACCAGCCCAGGGAAGGCTCCTTTAGTAGACGGATCAGCCACTAAATCAAAGGTAACTAGCTTAAAATCATCATTAACTAGTGAGTATTCGCCACGCTCTGTAAGAGTTCCCATTCCTCTAGAGGAGATTCCTAATTTAACTCCTCCCTTAATAAGAGCCTGAGCTACCTGACCACAGGGGGTATTAAGAATCTCAGCCTCTCCTATCATGTCTTCTCCGTTCATACTTAATTTAGTAATAAGATGGGAGACATTTCCTAGCTTAACAGCATCATGGGTTGGGTGATCAAGCTCTCCCATCAAGCGTCTTTCAATAATAGCCTCGTCTAATCTCTTCATTTCTCTAACCAAGATCTTCTTTTCATAGATTCTCTTATTGTGGTTAGGAGAATCTGCTCTTTGGAATATACCAGCAATCTTCATGGTTCCCTTGCTCTTAGACTCTTCTAACACTTGTAAATTTTCAATAATAAAAGTATCACTAATAAACATTATTTTTTTTCTCCTGAGGATCTTGGAGAACCTGCTGCCTTCTTAGAGTTTTTAATCTTATCTTCGGCTCCAGGTCCATATCTTTTCTTTAATCTACCACTATGCGTAGTACCGTGCTTTAATGAAGTTCTCATTGAGTGTGCTTTGACACTCTTCCAATCCGAAGAGGGGGTAGAAGAGCCTGGGGTAAAGCCTTTGGCAATCTTCCCACTGCTTTTTTTACCCCAGCCAGCCTTAGAAACTACATACAAACGATCTGCGCCCTTGGTACTAAACATTTGTCCTACATAACCTTTTTCTAATGCTTTAGCAATAGTTGCATAGACTCGTACTCTAGACTTACGAGATTTAACTGCACCCTTTTCCTTGGTCCCTTCTTTAGAAGTATACTTCTCTCTACCTTTCTTGGAACCTTTGGCCTTAGCAGCATCTTCATTTAGAATTTGAAATAAGGTCACTTAGCGGATCTCCGTTTCTTAATCTTTTTTAAAATATCTTTAAGCTCGTCCTCGTCCTCGTCATTCTTCTTTTTAGGATCACCCATAGGCCCAACTCCAATACCCCCCACTGTAGTCATCTCACTTAAAGTCTGCTTTACCTCTATTAAAAGATCTTTCACCTCTTGGATAAGACTCTTAAGTTCTTTTACTTCAGAAATAGGTTGAGCCACAGAAGTAACTTCCTCTGTGGACTCCTCAGACTGAGGAATAACAGGGGCTTTCCCCTCTATGATGCTATTCACAAAATCATTAGGCACTTCAACCTGTGAAATATCAGGAGCTTGTTGGGTAGCATCAGAAGAATAAAAAGAGGTATCCTCTTCAAAAGTAGGTTGAGTGGATGTGGTCTTACCTTTTAACTCATCCATAGCCATAATCTGTGCGGCCATATCTCCAACTGAGGGTTTCATTTTTTCCCTCACTTACCTTTAGCAGCGGCTTTAAGTTCCTTAACCTTACTCATCACAGCTTCTTTCTTAGAAGACCTTGATTCCTCTTCTTTTTCAATAGCTTTTAGATCATCATCCGTAGGCTCTACGTCATCATCATCATCCTCAGAAACTTCTTTCTTCTCTTCTAAGGTTTTAAGAGCTTCTTGAATCTGGGCAACATGCTCGAAAATAACTTCATCAGAAAGCTCCTCGGCCAGCACAGACTCACAGAGAGGGCAGCTATGCTCCTCAACGGACTCTTCTTTCTTAGTACCGCTAGGATCAAGATCCTCTTCTTCATCAGCCTCTTTCATTTCCTGTTTAGGAGCTTTCTTTTCCGTAATAGTAAGACGCGCAGCATCCCATGCAGCACCCTCTACCAGGGACTCAATAAAACTCTTTTCAACTTTAATATGTTCAGTCATAATTTTTCCTTCTTAATTAAGATATGTAGGACTAGTTTAAGGGTCCCTATACTATATCTATATACCCTCCTAGAAGAGAAAGGTATTTTATTTTATTTTGTTACTATCCATTAGCGAATACATTCTTCGAACCAGTAGCTAGTACATGTGCTGAGTAATCATCACCTATTCTTCCTATTTTTTTACCATTAGCATGCACATCAGGGGAATAAGTAGATAGTGTGGGAGCATGAGTGGCACAACAAGGGCCAGCATAAGGATGAACGATCATTTTATCGGCCTCTCTCACCACCCCTGTCCCATTAATAAATACATTCGTCGAACCTGCTGCTGTGAACTGTCTGCTTGGAGAGGCACAACATTTAGCCGACCCATCAGGAGATGCAATGTGGTCTACTCCATCCTTTCTAGATACGGCTGGCATTAGTAATACAACTTTCCTTTATATCTAGAATCGAAATACCCCAAATCTTGAGGTGTTTTAGTTTGCTTTTGTTGGGATGCCATTGAAGTGCCTATTAATCTCTCACTATTTATATAGGTTTTTTCTGTGTCAGAGAGTTTTATTGGGAATACCTTAATATTATTATAGATACCTTCGAAAATGCTCCATCTAACTTTACTAGGAATCTTCAGAAGAAAATCAAGATATTCATTTAAAGTGAG